ATAGCAATTGAGGTGCGGTTTTATATTTTGTATTTGAAAATCAACGAGTATTGTTTCTAAGTCATTACAATCTATATTAATTTCTAACTGTACCGCACCTCTTATATTGCATTTTGTAAACTAATACCGCACATATAATCCTATCCAATTATGCAATAACAACCAACTATACGTTTCATGAGATAAAACCTTAAGCGAAAAAATGTTACATACTACAAACAACTAGCGGTATTAGTTTAGAGAGTGCAATTGCATATTGAAAACTAAAGCTATATGTTCCGTTGGGAACCGAGTATTGTGCGAGAGTTAGACAGAGTGAGCTAACCATGATTACAATTCATATACTCGTGTTGGCGAATAGCCAACTATATAACTTTGGTTTTGAGTATGCAATAAAAACGAATAAAACTATCACATAATGAGGTATATCCACGGCGATATATCTCATTTTTTGTATAAAGTTATCAAAAGGGGAGAAATGATGACTGATATATTGTGTTGTAAGAGTAAATGTCTTAACAACAAGAAAGGGAAATGTACGGCTAATGTCATTGAGTACGACGGATTATGCCAAACATACATCACACAGGGGAACGCAAGAAAAAGCACATGCGGTTTGTGTGTTAGATCTAATGGGAAGTTAAAGCGGAAAGGTGGTGAAGTACTAAAATGATTAATGCAATTAAACAATTCATTAAGGATAGAGCGTTATTTAAACGTGCTGCACAAGATTTAGATAACAAAGACCTACAGGCGAAAGCAAAATATGCGTTTGAACATCGTGAAGATAACGTGTTAAGCATTATTGATTGTCTAGCCATTGTGTGCGGTGTATTGATTATAGTCGGTATTATGTGGTGCTTAATGTGAATTATCAGCCAACAATAAATAAATTACTCAAAGCATTACAAATGAATGGCAGGCGATATGTAGTCGATGTAAGGCAATCATGGAGTAAATACGATAAGCCTTGTAAGGTGTATATCGTCAATCGAATGTACACCGAGGAAGAGTACAAACTGACATTCCCTCACAAATACAAGAAAGGGAAAACGTTCAAGCAAGGACAACTCTATAAGAAAGAAAGTGAGTATAGCAGCACCAAACAACATGAGGTGTTGCTATTTTTAGTTAAGACATATAAAGGTGGTGATTGATATATGGCAGATGCTAACACCTTAACAGAAAAAGAACGAATATTTGCAGATGAGTATATCAAGACTACCAATGCAACACAGAGTGCTATTAAGGCTGGATATGCAGAAAAAAGTGCATCAAGTAAGGGAAGTCAGCTATTAAGAAAAGTAAAGGTACGTAAATACATAGATTCCGTAATGGAAAAGCGAAGTAAAAACACAATCGCAACTGCTGATGAAGTGCTGGAGTACCTAACAAAGGTTATGAATGGCGAAGAAAAAGATGCATTTGGTTTGGATGCCTCGATTGCAGATAGAACCAAAGCAGCCGAGTTGTTAGGTAAACGGCACATGCTATTTACAGATAAGGTAAAACTTGATGCAGAAATAGAGATTGATATATCAGACCGCATGAAACAAGCAAGGGTGAAATCAGATGAAGTACAACAAGGCACAACTGATTGATGCGTTGGGTTCGTTTACTCATGATCCGTTAGGATTTGCGTACTTTTCTTTTCCATGGGGTGAAAAAGGAACACCACTTGAAAACTTTGACGGCCCTGATGAATGGCAAGTTGACACCTTTAAGAAAATAGGTGAAGAACTACGCAAGGGCAAATCGTTGGCGAAAGCAATTCAAATTGCAGTTGCATCAGGTCATGGTATTGGAAAGTCAGCATTTTCATCGATTTTAATTCTATTTGCTATTGCTACACATGAGAATACACGAGGTGTGGTTACTGCTAATACTGATACACAGTTAAAGTCTAAGACTTGGGCTGAGTTAAACAAGTGGTACAACCTGTTCATAGGTAAGGAACTATTCACTTATACTGCTACTGCATTGTTTAGTGCTGATAAACAGTATGAAAAAACATGGCGGATAGATGCTATTCCATGGAGTGAAAGTAATCCAGAAGCATTTGCAGGCTTGCACAATCAAGGTAACAGAATACTTATCATATTTGATGAAGCATCCGCTATTTCCGATAAGATTTGGGAAGTAACAGAGGGTGCTTTAACGGATAAGGAAACCGAGATTATATGGTGCGTGTTTGGAAACCCTACACGTAATAGTGGTAGGTTTAGAGAATGTTTCAGAAAGCATCGTGCATATTGGACTACCTATCAGATAGATAGCCGTACTGTTAAAATCTCAAACAAAGCGAAATTACAAGAATGGGTTGATATTCATGGTGAGGATAGCGACTTTGTAAAGGTGCGTGTAAGAGGGATATTTCCTAGTGCATCTGATACACAATTTATATCCGCATCAATCGTTGATGAAGCACAAAAGCGAATGTACAGAGTAGGTGAGTTTAACAACCTACCTGTAATCATCGGTGTAGACCCTGCATGGACTGGTGGCGATACGTTAGAAATCGTAATGCGTAATGGCTATTCCATGAAGTGCTTGGCAACCATTGAAAAGAATGATGATGATATGCGTATGGCTAACCTCATAGCACGATTTGAGGATGAATATAAAGCTGATGCGGTATTCATTGACCAAGGCTACGGAACAGGTATTTATAGTATCGGTAAGTCAATGGGCCGTAAATGGCGATTAGTTGCCTTTGGTGGTGCATCGCCTAACAATATGTACCTCAATATGCGTGCGTACATGTGGGGTGAGATGAAAGAATGGCTAAAAGAGGGCGGTTCAATTCCTAATGAGCAAGGATTGTATGATGACCTCGTAGGGCCAGAAGCGATCATTGATAAGAATGGCCGTATCCAACTGGAAAGCAAAAAGGATATGAAAGAACGAGGCTTACCATCACCAAACAAAGGCGATGCATTAGCCTTGACCTTTGCATTTAGGGTCACTAAAAAAGTAAATGGCAATCACAGAAGAGTAGCTAATACAGAGTACAAACCATTTGGGTAAAGGGGGAATGTGAATGTGTATGAAAGCTAAAACACCAAGTGTTACTACACCAGCACCTGCACCAGTCGCACAGACTGATGACATGACGCAAAAAAAGGATGAGCAATGGTTCACCGATAAAAAGCGTAAGAAAACTGGTTATGATAGCACCATCTTGGCTAGCGCTTTAAATCAAGCCACAGGCAAAACAACATTAGGCGGTTAATATGAGTACTATCTTATCAAGCCTAGCAAGGCAACCTACAGAAAAGCAGATTACAAAGCCTAGAGATTACAAGAAAATAAAAACAAAATTCAATCAGATGTTCACAAATCGTCAAAAGTACGTTGAGAAATGGAAAATGATTAGAGATTATCAGTTGCCATTTCTTGGTGTATTCGATGGCGAACAAGACCAATCTAAACTATATACTGACAAAATACTAACTGGAATAGCATGGGAAAGCTGTCAAATATTCGCTAGTGGTGTAATGAGTGGAATGACACCACCTAGCCGTAAATGGTTTAAGCTAACCATGGAAAATACGGATATGGCGGCGAATAGCGATGTAGCGAAAGTATTAGATGAACGTGAAGAAATATTGTATGCAGTATTTGCAAAATCCAATTTCTACAATGTGGTTCACCAAGTCTATATGGAACTACCATTTGGACAAGCACCGATGTCAATCATGCCTGATGGTAAAGTTGGTGTACGTTTCACATCGTATCCAATCGGCACTTACGCATTAGAATGTAATGCTAATGGTGAGGTTAACACGTTTGGGCGGAAATATAACATGACTTGCGACCAACTCGTGGAAGAGTTTGGGTATGATAACTGTACCGATAAGATTAAAAACGCATACGATGACGGCAAGGGTAATGCATCTACATATACTGTTTGTTGGCTAGTGTGCGAGAACAAAGACCGCAACGGAAAACTTGGTAACAAGAACATGCCTTATTCCTCTATTTACTGGGTTGAGGGGAGTAGGGACGATGAAATCTTGCGACATAGTGGCTATGAAGAATGGCCTATTCCGATTGCACGGCACACTACACATGATCTAAATGGCTATGGTAAAGGTAGTGCATGGTTCGCACAATCAGATGCGATGATGTTGCAGAAGTTGGAACTAGACAGACTAACCGCTATTGAGTTAGGTGTAAAGCCACCAATGGCTGTTACATCTGATGTGATTGGTAGTGTATCACTATTCCCTGGCGGTATAACCGAAGTCGATACAGGCGGTAAAGTTGAACCTATCTTTAATGTAGGTATCAATCTTGATTGGATTATGCAACAAATTATTGATGTTAAAGACAGTATCAAGCGTGCATATAGTGCTGACTTATTCCTAATGCTAGACAACATGGACAATGGACAAATGACGGCAAGGGAAGTCATGGAACGCACGCAAGAGAAGTTACAGCAATTAGGGCCTGTAGTGGAACGGCTACTATCTGAATTTCTTAATCCGATTATTGAACGTACCTATGCGATATTAGATCGTGCAGGTGTGTTTCCACCAATCGATGAAGCATTAGCGGAAGAGTTAAACGGCCAAGATGTGAAGATAGAGTACATTTCACCGCTGGCACAGGCACAAAAGGTATCATCTTTAACTTCTATAGAGCAGTATTTCGCATTCTTGATGTCATTGGCACAGGGCAATCCTAATATCCTACAAAAATTCAATTTTGAGGAAGCAGCGGATTATTATGGTGTTAACCTCGGTGTACCTGCAAAAGTAATTGTATCCAATGACGAATACGATGCTAAGTTACAAGAACAACAACAGGCACAACAAGAACAAGAGGAACAAGCACAAATGATGCAAGCGGCACAATTAGCACCTCAAATGGCTAGTGCAGCTAAACAAGCAACCGATGCAGCAAATGATGGAAACCCTGTAATGCAACAGTTAATGGGAATGGGGTACTAGATGAAACAGAAAAGAGATTATATGCGAGAGCGTGATATTGAAGCGCTGAACCACGTACTGAGTGATGAACTTGGTAGGTGGTTTTTTTATCGCATATTAGACAGAGCAAAACTGAATAGCCAATCATTCACAGGCAACAGTACAACGTTCTTTAACGAGGGGATGCGTGCTGTTGCTATTTCTTTACAAAGTGATTTGGGAAGAATTGGCGATGGTATAGAGGGTGTTAAAAAATACCACCTAGCACAATTAGAAAATATTCAGATGCAAAAATATTTCAAGAATTTAGAACAAAGTGAATTAGAGAAAGGTGAATAACCATGGATGAAAATTTAGAACAAGGCACAAACAATAACACGGATAGTGCAAATGGTGGTACACCACAGGACACGAACACACAAGACCAACAAAGTACGATTTTAGGCGGTGGCGGTGATACTAACACCGACCAACCTGCAGAACCTATTGTGTATGATTTCTCAACTGCATTTGAGGGTGGTGAGGTAGACCAAACCATCGCAGATGAGTTTTCAAAAATGCTTAATGGTGTAGGTGCTACGCAAGAGCAAGCATTAGAAATGGCTAAGTTTGGTAATCAATATGCAACAAACCTTGTAACGGCCTACGAAAACCAAAAACAAGAAGCACTCAACGCACAATACAAAGGTTACGCAGATAACGCTCGTGAGGTGTTAGGTAATAAATTCGATGCTACTGTTAGCCAAGCGGCCGCAGGTGTTGAAGCAGTAGAAAAGACTATTCCTAATATCCGTGAAATCCTAGCAGAAAATGGCTTGGGTAATCGTGTAGAAGTAATTCAATTATTCGCACATATTGCAGGTATGGCAAGCGAAGATAACAACGCAGGGAACGGACAAGGCGGTAGCACATACATTTCCGAAGAGGAACGTGCAAAAATGCTTTATCCATCTATGAAGTAATGATTAATAAGAGGAGTAATAAATGGCTACAATTGGAGTTATGAACCCAACACTTTTAGATGTGCAATCTCGATTAGATCCTAACAATGCAATTGCACAAATCATCGAAATGATGAACCAAACAAATGAAATCGTACAAGATATGACTATGGTTGAGGGCAACTTGCCTACAGGTCATAAAACAACTGTGCGTACTGGCTTACCAGAAGCTACATGGCGCATGCTTAACTATGGTGTTAAACCTAGCAAATCCAAAACAAAACAAGTAACAGATACTTGCGGTATGTTGGAAGCATACGCTGAAATTGATAAATCCTTGGCGGATTTGAACGGCAATTCCGCTGCATTCCGCCTTTCAGAAGATTATGCTTTCCTTGAAGCAATGAACCAAGAATGGGCTTCTACTTTGTTCTATGGTGATGAAAATTCCCCTGAAAAATTCGTAGGTTTGGCAGCACGTTACAACGATAAATCCGCAGAAAGCGGTAAAAACGTTATTGATGCTGGCGGTACCTCTAACCTTACATCTATTTACCTTGTAGTGTGGGGCAAAAATACTGTACATGGTATCTATCCTAAAGGTTCTACTGGCGGTATTTCTCATAAAGATTTAGGCGAACAAACATTGGATGATGGTGATGGTGGTAAATACCAAGGTTATCGTACACACTACAAACTCGATACAGGCTTAACTGTACGTGATTGGAGATATGTTGTACGTATCGCAAATATCGATGTTACTGCATTAACTAAAGATGCTAAGACTGGTGCTGATTTAATCAACTTGATGATTAAAGCGGAAGAACTTATCCCTAACATGGGTATGGGCCGTGCGGTATGGTATATGAACCCAACTGTACGTACATTCTTACGTATGCAAAAGAACGAAGCACACAAATATACTATTTCTGAAGATCAAGAAATGGGTCATACAGTAGTCCGTGCAAATGGTATTCCAGTACGCAAAACTGATGCGTTATTGTCTACTGAAGCACGTGTACAATAATAGGGGGTAATTACATGTATATCGATAAACAAAATACATTTTTCTACAAACAAGCTGTAACTACTAATGTCAGCTCCGATGTTGTTATGAATGGTAACGGCGGTGATGCTGAAAAATCCTTATGGCTTGTCATTCGACTTGATAAAGATGTAACAGGCACACCATTATTCAACTTGTACACATCTAATACTGAAAATATCGCAAATGCGGTATTGTTGCATGGTATTACATTACAAGCTAACGCTAAAGCAGGTACTAAAGTTGCAGTACGCTTGGCAAGTGGTGCTAAGAAATACTTAAAACTTAATGCCAATAACATGACTGCAGGTACAATCACTGCATTCTTAACACCAGATGTACGTTTAGTATAGGGGGTACACATGGAATATATTGTTAAGAAAAAACTGTATCACAATACATTAGGCTTACTTAATGAGGGTGAAACAGTAACATTCACAAAAGAAGAAGTTGCAGAATATGACAAAGATTATTTCGATACTTTGTTTGAAACTGTAGGCGCAGATGAAACCGATGCTACAGATGAAACTGTAGACGATAAGCCAAAGAAACGTGGCAAGAAATCGGAAGACGCTGCAGAATAACAGAATGAGGGGTGCGTATGCATCCCTCTTTTTTACTATAAAGGGGGCAATATGACACCTACTGATATTTGCAACATGGCTTTGTCATTAATCAATGGCGGTAGGATATACGGCCTTGACGAAGAAACAGAAACGGCTAGACAATGCAGATTGCACTACGATGCTACACGCCAGATGCTACTATCTCAATACGAATGGAATTTCGCACGTAAGCGTGAAGAGTGCGTGTTATCTGAACATAAGTTAGCTGGCTATGAATATGTATATGCGTATCCAGAAAAGTGCATCCGTATCCTTGGGGTAATTCCTAAAGGTGAACGATTTAGAACGGATAGACAAAAAGAATATGATGTATTTACCTTTGACGATAACACAAAGTACATAGTGAGTGATGTACCGCTTGCGTATATCGATTACGTGTACGATGTGCAAGATATAGATGTATTTAGTCCTGTATTTATTCAAGCATTGAAGTCTAAAATGGGTTCTGATTTAGCTATGCCATTAACTGGTAATAGTGGCTTATTTGACCAGTGCTATAAGTTGTATCAAGCAGCAACGCAAGAAGCCAAAAGTTTGAGCGCTAAAGAACGTAGGCAAGATATGCCATATATTTCTAACTATGTAAAGGCAAGGAGTTGGTAATCATGAAACCAATGTATATATCACAACTTGCATTTACAACTGGTGAGATTTCGCCTGATGTATCTAGACGATTTGACCTAGATCAATTCAAAAGCGCATTGCTATTAGCAGAAAATGCAGTCATTAGACCTTACGGGGCGGTGGCTAGACGGCAAGGGTCAGAGTATATAGGACAAGTCAAAAACAAGGATAAGTCTACACGGCTATTTGAATTTACGGCTGAGAAGAATAAATCATTCCTACTCGAAATCGGAGAGCAGTATATCCGAGTATGGCGCAATGGTATCTATACAGGTATTGAACTAGAAACACCATTTGAAAGTGATGTAGTCGATAAATTGAACTGCATCCAAAGTGGCGATGTCATGTTCATATGCAGTGGCAAGTATCCTGTTAAAACGCTATCAAGGTATTCTGATACTGACTGGCGATTTGATACATACAAACTATCTGAGCAACCATACGGCGAAGTCAATATCGACAAAGAAAGCACTGTAATCTTGAATGGTGATACCTTAACCGCTACAAAGGATATATTCAATGCTGATATGGTTAATTCGGTTATGCAGATTGAACATTTTGTTAAAGCAGTAAGCACCAGTAAAATTGGCGAAGTAATACAGCGTGTTGTATGGACTTCACTTGAGGAAAGAAAAAGAGACGGCTACATAAAACCAGCTAGCGAAGAATACAATAACATCAATTACGATGTAGAACAATTCAGTAGTGATGAGGATTTATCATGGAAATTCACATCGCATGGCACATGGAATGGCACTGTAAAAATTCAAATCAGTAACGATGGTGGTACAACATGGAAAGATTACCGAGTGTACACATCTAACAATGATTACAATGTAACGGATACAGGCAAGGTATCGCCTAGTGTTAAATTGAAAGTTGTATCTGATTTAAAAGGTGGTAGCGTTAATGTAGATTTATCGTTTTTGCCACATGTTAGCTATGGTGTAGTCGAAATCAAAGAATTTACAGATAGCAAGCACGTTAAAGTTAATGTGTTAAATGGTGCGGTTGAAAACGAAGCAACCTCTAAATTCAGATTTGGACAATGGGGCAAAGGTAAAGGTTATCCTCGTGTATGCACGTTTTACCAAGACAGATTTATCCTAGCATCTAGTAATCAATATCCTAACTACATATGGTTTAGTCGCACAGGTGATTATTCCAACTTTGGTGTAGAAAAGGTAGGCGGAACAATTACAGATGATAGTGCAATCACATTACCAGTAATTAACCGCAAAATGTATGACATTAGACATTTGATACCTGCTAATGACTTATTGATTTTAACCAGTGGTAACGAATGGATAATTGATGGTTCTAAAACTATCACACCGACTAACTGCAATCTACGCACACAAACACAACGTGGTGCATCTGAATGTGAGCCACAGTACATAGGGAATAGATGTGTGTATGTGCAAGCTAGAGGGTGTGTAGTGCGTGATTTAGGATATTCCTATGAAAGCGATAACTACACAGGGGCTGACTTAACTCTATTCGTTAAGCATCTGACAAAGTATCGCAATTTCATTACAAGTGCTTATGCGCAAGATCCAGATAGTATCGTTTACTACGTTACAGATGATGGCAATATCGATTGTCTAACTTACATTCCTGAGCAAAAGGTGTATGCATGGTCGCATTTTACAACTAAAGGCAAATACAAATATGCTGAGAGTGTAGCTGAGGGCGAACAAGATAGTTTGTATGTAATCGTTGAGCGTGATTTCAAAAGCGGTACAGTGATGTGCATAGAACGATTTGAGCCAATGTATAACGCTGATAATAACAATGTGTACATGGATTGTTACATTCGACAAACTAGCACAGAGAATATCAGCACTATCACAGTACCTCATCTGATTGGTGAGGATGTGCAGATTGTAGTTAATGGTAGGGAACGGCCAATTAAGGAAGTACCACCTACGGCAATTATTAATATCGATGGTGAGGCACAAAGCGTAGCTGTTGGTATTAACTACACTACACGATTACGTATTCCGAGTATTGAAATGCAAATACAAGATGGCACGTTGCAAGGCCGACAATTAACGATGAGTAGATTATCGATGAACATCTTAAATTCATTCGGCGGCAAAATCGGAAGAAACTTCAACCATATGGATGATATTTCATTACCGCCACTCAAATTATATAGCGGTGATAAGGTATGTATATTGCCAAAATTCGATGGAGTGTACTCAACCGATGCATCTGTATGCATTTTGCACGAAAAACCTTATCCATTTAACCTTTTGAGCGTTACAAGAGAAATAGAAATAGGCGGTGGTTTTCCAAATGTTACAGGACTTTGAGATTTGCCCTGTAAGGCACACTTCATTAATTCATGACTTATACATCAACTTACGAGCTATAGACACCTTAGAGGTCAATATAGCGAACCAAAATTTCCCGAATTATGGGAAAAATGATTTTGTGAGGGATATATGCAGTGATGATTACGAAAACCACATTGTAATTGAGAATGATGTACCAATAGCCGTATATGGTATTTCAAAAAAGCCAATCAACGGAATGTACTGTATTTATTTCTTGGGGAATAAGATACTGGATACGAATTTGAAATTACAAAAGGAATTTCTGAAGCGAAGTAACGCAATCATAAAAGAGTGGATAACCACTCATGAATGTTTATTCAATTTCATACATAAGAAAAATAACCGCTCGAAGCGATGGCTTACATCACTAGGGGCGGTTATTCATTCTGATATTACACATAACGGAATGGAACTATTTACATTGAGAAAGGGGGATGCGAATGTGTAATCCTATTGCATTGATGGCAGGTCAAATGGTTACTCAGTTATGGGGGCAACATCAACAGACCAAAGCACAAACTGCTATGTATAATGCGCAAGCACAAGCGGCGGAAGCGAATGCACGTATATCCGATAGGAAGCAACAGGATATTGCCAATCAAGCACTACAAGAGCGAGATAAGATGGACAATAAAATGCGGTTGATTGCAGGTCAGAATACGGCGGAAGCAGGCGCTACAGGGTTATCCATGAGTGGTACACCATTACAATTAATGGCTAGTAGCTACGATGAATACAACAAGGATATTAACAATTGGGAAACTAACAAGAATAACAGTATCTACAATGAATATCTTAATGGGGTTAATTATCGTAATGAAGCTAGTAGTGCAAGAGCAGCTGCATCTAATGCGAAAACGCAAGGGCGATTGCAAATGCTCGGTACTATCTTGAGTGGTGCATCTAGTATGTATGGTTTAAAACAACAATATGCAGGTGTTGGAGCAAGTGCTAATAAGTACAAAACTGTATATGGTGGTGATACAACATTTGATGCATTTAGTGGAATGCGACAAGCGGACACAATGCGAATGGAAAACGGCACAGGGCCATCATCTGTTGTTACTGTTCGTAAGGTTAGGAGATATAGATGAAGCTAGTTAGTTATGATAGCCAAGAACAACTCAATACCATTAATGGACAAATGCGGAATTATGCAAATGAACTTTCCTATGGTGTAGACCAAAGCGGATTACGTAGCATTGCTAATGGGATTGCTAATATTAACGAACAGTACCAAAAGAAACTTGATGAAGATTTAAACATCGCTTATATGAACGCTGAAACAGACTACAAGAAACGTATTTCTGATGCATTAACTAATGAAGATAGTGGTTTACTACATACATCATTAGGCGGTGCAGCTAATATAGGATACTCTTTTAATGAGATAGAGAGCAAGGCTAGACGCGAAATACTAGATAATCTACCTAATAACAATCGAATTAGAGATAGATTTTTACGAATGGCAGATAACGATACAATTGCCAATAGCACGAGGGTTCAAGTGCATGAGCGGTCAGAACGTGAAAAGTACAAGGATGTAACTTTTAATAACAACCTAGACCAATCAAAACAAATAGCCGTGCTTGGGTTCAACAACCCTAATGTAGTACAAACTGCATTGGATGGTATTGGTAAGAATATTGAATTAATGTATGGTGATCGTGGCGAAGAATTTGTAAAGGGTAAAAAGCAAGAAGTATACGATACTATAGGTCAAAGCGTTGTAAATGAAGCAGTAACAAGAAATGATATAAAATACGGCCCACAAGTGATTGCAGCATTACGGCAAGCTGGTGTTAGTGAGGGAATATTAGCCAAAGCCGATGCAGCATTTCAACAAGTTAATTCGCAACAAACTATAAATGGAAAGATTTCTGGTGATGTTGATACATATGGTGATGGCGGACGTGAAAAAGCAGCTGATGCATATGTAAACGGATTAAGAAATCAAAACAAAGGCGGTTCTATCAATATTGCTGCATTAGATAACGCCGTAAATGGTTCTATTGGTAAACCTTATGTGTTAGGTAGTGATGGCGGTGATGCTACTGATTGTGGTAAGTTTACGCTTGATACATTAGCAAGTGCAGGCGTTACATTGAATTATAGAACGGCTGATGGACAATACCTACAAGCTGAACAAGAAGGAAAACTTACAACAGATATTTCACAGGCTAAAAAGGGTGATTTAGTATTCTGGCACGTTCCAAGTAATGAGGCTAGATGGGCAACAAGCGATGACCCTAGTGCTATTAATTCAGACGATAAAGCCTATAAAGGTGTAACACATGTAGGTGTATATATGGGGGATGGTAAAGTCGCACAAGCTGGTAGTAGCGGTGTGTCTATTGTTGGTGCTGATATTTACCCTATAGTTGGTATTGGTAAGTTTAGTGGAAGCGGTAGACAATTAACTGATGGGGAATTGCTAGAAGAACGCAATATGTATTTAAAAGCATATGATGTTGAAGTTGGAAAGCGAAAAAAAGCACGTGCAGAAGAGTTGGATAGGCAAAAGAAAGCTATTCAACTACAGTATTTAGAAATGCAGAAAAACGGAGCATCTAATGCTGAGTTAGCTAATTATCTTGATAATGCTACTGCAGGTAATGAAGAGTTAACCCTTGCATTTGGTGGTGTTAGAAATAGATATATAGCAGCAGAACGTGCAGAAGCATCCGCAGCTAATAATGCAGCGTACAAAACGAACATTGTACAAATGATACAGAATGGCACACCTGCTAGCGATATTTTAAAATACGCAGCAGAAAACGGAAGTCTTTCCATGCAAGAAATGAGCCAATTGAATAAAGAATTAACGGATAGAGATAACGGAACGGGTTCATATTCTGTTGATTTATCCGCCGTTCAATCTGTAATGAACGATGCAATGGACGGATTAAAAGACAGTCAAAAAGGCTTATTTAAAGATGGATTTAGGAAAGATTTTAGTGCATGGTATCAACAATACATGATGGAACATGGAGAACCACCAAGCGTTGGTGATCAAATATGGTATGCAAATCAAATTGCAGGCCCTAAAGTAATACAAACAACTCAAGTTAACCATTTCTGGGAAAGTGGTGAAAACTATCAAAGCGATGTATCACTTGCAACTTTACATGGTGCAGGATATGTAGATTACAAACCTGTAATAGGTGATGATGGCGGACACTACGTAAGGTTATATAGAAATGGTGGCACAGACGAAAACGGCGATTACAACGATTACGATGAACGTACATTCCATCAAACATTTGGTGATTTAGATAACTAAGGAGATAGCATAATGGCTAATCAATGGCATTTTAATAAGTATCAACCGAACGGCACAGTCAATTTAGACGAACATCAAACAGAGTTAAAACCTGTTAACGGTGTTATTGGCAATGCTATTGATGCGGTATCTTCTATTGCTGATACTGTAAAGGATAAGCCGTTCATAATTGATACAACAGGTAATGACAATAAAATGCTTGTTGCGGATAGGTTAAAAGCTATTGCAGATGCAACAGGCATTGACCCTAGCATTGCATATAATGCTACATTCAGAACATCCGCATTACAATTCAAATATAATAATGATGAATTAAAAGCTAATGCTGCACTAGAATATGCAAACAAATTAAATATCGGTGCTGATGTAATCATGAATAGTAATGAAGACGGATTTAGAACAGCTGCAACATTAGCTGCACAAGTTGATAGAGGTAGAACAGTACAAGAAATCTATGATGAATACCCAGAAATGTATAAAATAAAATACAACTCACAAGCTGAGGGTATTCAAGCTATCCAAAACTTACAATCAGTAAAGGCTACACGTGGTATTTTTGATAGTATCCAACAAAGCGTATGGGCCATGAACGACCAAATGAAACTAGGTGATGTTGGTTTTGAAATGGCACATACTACTGATACGGATAGAATTAAAGAACTTAATGATGAAATGGAACGCTTGCAAGGCAACTTGCAACAATACAGAAAAGCAGATGCACTTAATCCGTTGCAATCAATTGTAGGTGATACAGCAGCACAAGCATACATGATGGGTAAACAAGGCGGTACAGGTGCAATCATAGGCGGTGCAATCGGTGCGGTAATTGGTGGTTTAACTACCGATGGTGTAGGTATAGGCGCAGGCGCAGCAACTGGTGCTAAATGGGGTGGCGGTGCTGACATGGCATACGAAATGTACAAAATGTCATTTGGTAATAAATACCTAGAACTCATCAATAAACGTGATGCAAATGGCAATAAAGTATACTCTAATGATGAAGCCTATAAATACGCTATGACATACGCTGCAGTTGATACAGGTATTGAAATGGCATCTACACGTTTCATGATTAAAGGTATCGGTAAAGTAGCACCTAAAGCGGTTATGTCAAAAGTATTACAAGGTGCTACAAGTGATACAATCGCAACATTTAATAGGGGCATTGGCACTACTGTTGCACAAATGGCCAAAGCATCTGTTAAGGCTGGCGGTTCTGAATTGGTTGAAGAGGGATTGCAAGACATTAACGAAAAATTCCAACATAACCTATACCGCAATGCTAATGACCCTGAGGGAGTATATTCCATAGGTGATATGGCAGTGGGTGCAGGCGGTGCAATGCTACAAGCATTACCAGCTGTAATCGGTTTAGGTGCAATTGGTGGCGGTATTAGTGGTATCCACACCATGAAAGCGTTCCATGAATTTCAAAAGCTAACACCAGAAGAACAACAACACGCAATCATGGCCGAGCAAAATCGAAATGGTAACGCTATCATGCAAGCATTAAAACAAGATGCATCGTCAAACAAAATGGCAAAAGAAAACCCTGAACTGTACGGAAAGATTGTACAAGCACAGGGGGATAATGTAGGTGTATCTACTGCATATGTGAACGTAAACGAAATGGCGGAAACTGAAGAAGGTCAACAAGCTATTAAGAACATGATTGATAGTGGCATAGTTACTCAAGAGGAAGTATCAAAGAGTATCGAAGCTAATGCAGACATTCCTGTACCGATTGGTAAATATGCACAATTAAGCGGTGGCTTGACGGAAGAAACTGTAAAAGCATTAGAGGAAAGCACATACTTTACTCGTGGCGGTATGTCTATGAAAACCCTCGAACGTGCAAAAGCGGAAGTGGAAGCCTTTAATAATAACCTAGTTGATGCAACAGAAAAGAAAGCACAACGAGTTAAAGAAAGCATTATCCGTGATGAATTTGAAGATGCAAACGATGTAGATCGTGAAGTACTAGAACAAGTATTTTCTAATCCTACACAAGTTAAGCAAGCATATAATAATTTGTACAAAAACCTAGTGCAAGAGTATCGTGAAAACTACGCAAGCGACTTTGACAACATGGACAATGATATTAAAGAAGCTACGGCGAGCGGTGTAGAGCCACAATGGTTGACTGATTATAAGTCTAATAATGGCGGTAAAGCACCACGCACGAATGCAGAACGTAGACGAGCAGCGTACCATTCTAGCGTAGCAAAAGCACAAACTGCATTTGCTGATAATGCGGAAGCACTTAACCAAAGCAACATCCATCATGCTGACATGGAACATACGCTACAACAAATTGAAAGCCTTGAGAGATTGCATGATAAGATTTTCACATTAGCGGATAACGATATAGCGTTACGGATGCAATTATCCAAGAGCGGCTATGAAGTGTACAACAAAGTAGTTAAAGCGATTGGCGAAAGCACTGATAGAAAACAACGTGAAACGGCAAAAGCTAATGCGTTGTTAATGGCACAACATGCTGATGTAATGGCACAATATATGCGACAAATGGGCCGTGGTGGTTATACCGCTATGGATTATTTCCGTGATAGCGTGCAAATCAACATGAATGCTATCTTCGATGGTGAAGATGGTTATAAACAACCATTTAATTACAATATTGATTTGAGCAAAAAAGTACCAGTAGTTAATTTAAATAAGTATATTAAAAACTCAAAAGGCATGAGTTTGAATGATGTGAAATCTTATGTAAGTAGTTTAATAGGCGATTATAAAGCATATGATAAAAGCAAAATCAAAATATTAAACAGTAAGGTTAAACATATAGCTAAAGGAAGCCACATATTAACACCAAGTGAAATTACTGATAGAAATGTTGCGATTAAAGGATTAAAAGATTTAATTGAACATTCTGTACTAATAGATACAGAAATGAACACAAAAAAATCAAAGAAAAAGAATGTTGAGCTATATCATAATTTCTACGTTCCTGTAGAATTAAAAGGAAAATATTTTGTTATTAGGCTAACTGCAGAGCAAGGTTTGAACGAAATAAGGTTTTCGCCGAATGATTTCAATTTGTATGAAATTATACTTGATAACAAAAATAGCAGGATTACTGCTGCTGCTGTACATAAAGGTACAGGTAGTCAGACCAGTAATCCTGCTTCTACGGTTACTATATATGAAATGATGAAAAATGTCAATGATAGACATGGAAATCCTTACATCGATGCACAAGGAGACGCAGTTTATCATCAATCAGCATGGCATGGTTCACCACATGACTTTGATGAATTTGATTTAGGTGCTATTGGTACTGGTGAGGGTAATCAAGCACATGGTTGGGGATTGTATTTTGCTAAAGATAAAAAAGTATCAAAACTATATAAAGAGGTATTGAGTAAAGCGCAAGGTTCTAACAAAAGCAGTTTATTCAAAGTAGAAATACCAAATGAAACAGAGTTATTACCAGAGCAATATCCTATTTCTGGATATAGTCGATACGTAAGAGATAGCTTGAAAAACGGATTACATAAAATGTCAGAAGAACAACTGGAACGTTTTACAAGTCTATTAATCAAATATCACAAAGGTTCTATTATTGGTGATGAACGAATAGATAAATACATACGATTTATGGATGTTGGGTACATAATATCTGAACTGCACAATAAAAATAAAACAATAAATGACATCAAGAAAATTCAAAAAAGAAATATTGATAGATTTTTGAAGTCGGTAGGCATAGACGAAGATTTAGATACTATAGCCAGCAATGAAGATTTATTGGAAGAAGTGTATAAAAAGTTTAGATATGAATTGTATCCACAGTACGAAAAAGAAAAACAGTTAGAACGAGAACGTGAAGAAAAAGCGATCTCGAATGTTAAGGCTGATGTATATGGTGCATTAGAGAAAACAAATATTGATGGTAAACAGTTGTATTCGTTTTTATCTCATGCACTTAGTAATGATGAACATTTTAATCTTCATAACGTGAAAAATGCTAAAAAGGCTAGTGAATTTTTAAATAGTATCGGTATAAAAGGCATCTACTACGATGGCGAACAAGACGGACGATGCTATGTAGTGTTCGATGATAAAGCAATCAAAGTTATTGAAAAGTACAACCAATCTATAAACGGCATGACAGAAATCATGAGCGATGGTGAACGCATTATCAGCATTTTCAAAACTGCTGATAGAAGTACATTCTTACACGAAATGGGGCATGTATTCTTTGATGATATTCAAAAATTGGCATCAATGGACAATGCACCTAAACAATTACTTGATGATTGGAACACACTC